TCAGGTTCCTGACAGATATGACTCAGGTTGCGAGCGGGTTCTGATGCCGGCTGAACTCGCTCGAGTCGAACAGTGGATATATTCGACGCTGGCTGGCGATGCGACGGTGAGCAGTATCGTCAGCACACGGATTTATGCGGACGAGGCGCCACAGGAAGCGACGTTCCCGATGGTGATCTTCGCTCACATCGGCAACGTAGACATTCTGCGCTCAGGCAACCACGGGCGAGTTGCCAAGAACATCTACCTCGTGCGAGCCATCGGGCGCGGCTCAAGCGTGCAGGGCGACATCCTGACAGTAGCCGACCGGTTTGATCCGCTACTACTCGTACAGAATGTGACGGTGAACGGTGTGAATATCGCCTACGTCCAGCATGACCAGCACGCGATCCGGAAGGACTCCTCAGACGGTATACCGGTGTCATACATCGGTTCGTACTATCTCGTGTTTACGCAGCCGATCTGATGGATGAGCGGGAGTTCTGGACGCAGATCCGGCGAGGCCTGATGACGGTAGTCGATGTGATCGAACGGAAGTACGATCTGCCGCGGAGTACGCGCTACTCCTGGTCTTGGCGGCCAGAACCCCTCAACAATGGGACCACGCGCGTAGGCGCCTCGTCTCTGTCTGACTCTAACAAGGAGATCAACGGATGACCGGCACCTTCAACCATGGCAACGTTTCCAAGTTCACCTACAACTCGGTCAGCCTGGACCAGTGGGTGACAAGCACCTCGCTTGATATCACGCGCGAGATCAAGGATGTGCGACCAATCGGCGGAGCAGCGGTAAGCCGCGTGGTTGGTCCATACATGGGCACGATCTCCGTGGACTTCGGCTACGACCCGGCGCTAGACGCCACCCTATCGCCGCTGTTCCTGGCGTCTACGCCCGCGAGTAATACATTCAGTTTCCAGCCGGCAGGCTCCGGCGGCGGTACGCATACGTTCTCGGGCAGCGCGCTTATGGCAACGTATAGGATCGACGCGAGCGGCAGCGATGTGGCGATGATAAAGACGACGTTCGCGGTCGTCGGCACGATTACTAGCACGTAGCCCGAATTCTCGGGCTACGTAATACCCATTACCCCTGAAGGAGGGCTCATGGACAATTTTCTTTCTGCCGATCAGATATGGGACGCGGACGATATCCGTGAGGAGACGATCGACGTTCCCGAGTGGCACGGCAAGGTGCGTATCCGCGCGCTTACGCTCGAACAGATTACGCATCTGGCTGCCAAGGTCTCCCGCCGTATGCCCAATGGTCAGGAAACCGTCGATCGCGAGTTGAGCGTCGCGCTGACGTTGATCTATGGCATGGTCGAGCCGAAGTTGACCGAACTCGATGTCGCACGGCTCAGGGAAAAGTCCGCGTCTGCCGTGACGCGCATCGTGCAAGCAATCAACGCTCTCGGTGTGACGGAGGAAGCCATCGACGGCGCCGCCAAAAGGCCTACGCCAGGATTCGATCAAGCGCTTCCAGTACTCGTTAGCTCGCGAACTAGGGATGATGAGGGCTGATCTGGTCCGACGGATGAGCGTTACGGAACTCATTGACTGGGTAGCATTCTTTAAGATCGAGCAGGAAGACCAGCGACGTGCCCAAGAGCGGGCTGAGGATCAGGCGACCGCACGCTCTATGGCTAGAGGGATGCGCTAGCTGAGCCCCGATGGCAACCAGCATTGCCGACCTGTTCGTATCGGTTAGCGCGGACGTTTCGGGGGCACTTACCGGACTTGACTCGCTCAACACCTCGGTCAACCGTGCCGGCGCGTCCTTCGCCCTAGCGCAGCAAGTTGCGCAACCATTCTTCGATATCTTCCAGGGCGTAGCCGGCGCGTTCACCAATGCGATTCAGTCGGCATCCGACTTCGATACCAAGCTAACCCAGGTCCGCAACAACACCGTGATGACCGATGCGGATGCGGCATCAATGCGCGACACCATTTTGAGCCTCGGTGCCACGGGGCCTGTGGCACTGAACGAAATAGCAGACGCGTATATGCACGTGTCGAATATGGGATTTCAAGCCCAGGACGCGACAACCGTCATGGATGCTGCGTTCAAATCGGCGACGGCGGCAGGCGCTAATTTCTCGGACACGGCCGAGGTGCTGTCCAAGACGCTCAACGAGTTCAACCTTCCAGCCACCGATGCGGCCAAGATCATGGACCAACTGCATGTCGCCGCGGCCGAAGGCAACCAAACATTGCAGGAGTTCGATCAGGCATTCGGTCCTCTCGGTGCTGCTGCATCGGCTCTGGGTGTTCCGTTAGATCAGGTCATTTCTGCAATGTCGACTCTGACCGAACACGGCTTCAGTGCTGCCCAAGCGGCCGTACAGGTTAGGGACGAACTACTGCATATCGTCAATCCTAGTAACGCCGCTCAAGCAGCAATCCAGAATCTCGCGGACGTATCCGGAGACGCCGGCCTGGTGGCAGATTTTACGGCGGCAGGGCTTGCCTCAAAGGGATTGACTGGCGTGATGGCCGATACGAAGGCAGCTATGGACGCAGCCGGCCTGAGTGTCGACCAGCAAAACGCCCTATGGCTGAAGATCATCCCGAACATTCGGGGTGGCCTGGGCGCGGCGGTTCTGACAGGTCAGGGGTTTCAAGACTTCCAGCGCATTCTGGGCGACGTCGATAACTCGCTCGGAACCACTGATGCCGCGTTTACGCGCATCCAACAAACAGTGAACTTCCAATGGGGCGAACTAACCAACCAGTTCAAGGAATTGGCTATCGCACTTGGCGATCAGTTACAGCCCATCCTAGTGAAAGGGCTTGAGATTCTGAATTCCTGGGTAGCCGCGTTCAGAGCTTTACCCCAGCCAGTACTGGACACGATTGCTGTCATGACGGGAGTCGTCGGCCTATTGGCCGGACTGCTCGGTGCGGCGGTACTCCTCGGCCCGGCGTTGGACGTGATTGGGGTTGCCTTTGCTGCCATGGTAACGACCATCACGCCGTCACTAGGGCTAATAGGCCTGGTCACGCAAGCCATCGGCGTGCTCTATAAGGCCTGGCAAGATGATTTCGGCGGCATCCGCGAGGTCACCTCAACGGTGTGGGCGGCAGTACAGGTATTCCTGGGCAGTTTCCAGGGTGGACTGAACCTGCTCACCGTGGCGATGGCGACCCTTATGTCCGGGAACTTCACTGGATTTTTGGATCAACTCAGACTCGCCGTCCAGAATTTTACGGGTGCGTTCGGGCCAGCGCTATCCAATCTGATCCCGGTCGTGTTGTCCGCACTCGGCCAACTTTCGAGCGCTGTCCTCGACTGGGCAACGACCACAGGATTGCCTCAACTCGGCGCCTGGGCGCAAGCGTTTATCGACTGGGTTATTCCAATCAAGCCAGCGCTACTTGCCAGACTCGGTGATCTTGCGACTGCCGTTCTTCAGTGGATAGCGACGACCGGGGTACCAAGCCTGCTGGCGTGGGTAAATGCGTTCATCGACTGGGTCAGCCCGCTAATCCCGCCGCTACTTGCGGAACTCGGACAGATCGCGACCGCGGTCGCTGACTGGATAGCGACGACTGGTGTGCCGACCTTACTAGCGTGGGCAGAGGCGTTCCTCGACTGGATCACCCCACTGATCCCCCCGCTGCTTGCCGAGTTGGGGAAGATTGCAACAGCGGTTGCGGATTGGATAGCGACAGTAGGCTTACCGATCCTGTTGGTATGGGCGACGGCGTTCATCAACTGGGTCGAGCCGTTGATTCCACCGCTGCTGGCGGAACTCGGGAAGATCGTGGTCGCTATCGCCGAGTGGGTTATCGGGACAGCGCTACCGGCCCTTATCCAGGTTGCTCTTCAGTTAGCCACGGCCTTCCTCAGTTGGGTGCTCCCGATCATCCCCCCGCTGTTACTGGAACTCGCCCAACTACTGGCTACCATCGTGGGATGGGTTATCGGGACAGCCTTACCTTTGATCGCTCAGCAAGTGTTCCAGTGGGGCGGAGCGTTTATCGGCTGGGTCGGCGCGACAGTTCCTCCGCTGCTACTCGAACTCGCCCAATTACTAGTCGCCATTGCGAGTTGGGTTATCGGGACGGCGCTGCCGCAGATTACCCAATACGCCCTCCAGTTTGGCAGCGCCTTCCTGGGGTGGGTGGCGCCACTGATCCCGCCATTGTTACTCGAACTGGCTCAGATCCTGGCGACTATCGCCGGATGGGTCATCGGGACCGCGCTACCGATAATTTCCCAGCAAGTATTCCAGTGGGGGCAAGCATT